AGAATTTATTGAAGCTACACCGAAGTTTTAAGAAAGAAGATAGAATGAAAATATTCATTATTTCTTTAGATATATTTGAGGATGACCGAATAGATAACATAAAACTTAAAGTATTGAAGGGATTGAGAGAATATAATAGAGAACGGTTCGTTCATTACTCACAACTATATTTTTCAGTATTACAATATCAAAATTATAATTCAAGACATATGTTTCAATCTTTAACACAAAATGAAGATATTACTGAATTATCAAAAGTAAGATTTAAAAATTATGCAAATAACATTAAAGAATTTAAAAAACATATACCAGAAAAAGATAATTATACATATGATGATATCATCAACCTTGATAAATATATAAATGAAAAATCCATCGTATTAAAAGAAACACCTCTCGATATAGTATATCAATTAAGTAATGATTATCCTTGTTGTGCCAATGTATTTGATGTAAAAGAGGATATGATTGATACATATTTATTAGAAAATATAGACAAAATTTTAAAAACATATCAAAAAAAGACCTTGGTAGAAATACCAATGTTATATGATAAGTTTATAATTATAAATGATATTCAAGATGTATGGGAGTATGTATCACATAAAAAACTACCCGCGGAATATTTTACAAAGGTTTACTACCCATATTTAGCAAAACGTGGTATTTTTACAAAAGAACAATGGAAACCCGAAGAATTAAATGATGAAACGTATTCATTAATAAATGATAGTTTTGATAAATATAACAGACACATAAAGTTGTTTTACGAATTATATAACAATTATGGTAATTATAAAAATGTTGATACTACGAAAGGATTACAAAAGTTAACAATATGGATAAAACAAAATAGTAAAATGATTATACCACTTGAAAATATATTTAAAATGATACAAACAACAGAAAAGATGTCTTTAATAAAATATAATCCTGGAAAAAAAAGAGATAAATTATTTCGTATTTATTCTCTTCAAAAAACGACAGATGGTCTTCATATCCCTTTATTGAAAAAATCTGTTATTAATCGTTTAAAAGATATGATAGGTAAAATAGATAGTGTAAGTTTTTACATTCATTTGGATAATGGAGATAAAAAAAATAGTGAATTACGAAATGAATTATATTTTACATTATTTACAGATGGAAGTATAAAAATTAATTATTCACGGACAACACCATTTAAAATTGTTAAAATGATGAATGATATTAATAACTTGGTTCAACCTATTTTATTTAAAATTAAATATTTTATTATGCAAAGTGGTATTCATTTTAATACATTTAATGATAGTGATGATTTGGATTATAAAAGAATTATTCAAAATCCAAATATATATATTGAAGATATACAATACTTAATTAAAACAAAGGTTGAACGTAAAATAGATTTTACAAGTTTTCAGAATTGTTTAAAAGATATATTTCGTTTAGAAAATGAAACGTGTTTATATTATAAGCGTGTTGGTTATTATAGTGAGTTGGACACTATAAATCAATTTATAACAGATAAGGTACGTGATAGAGAAAGTCGTGATATTATTATTGGTTTATTAATCAATAAGTTTAGTTTATCTAATAAAGAAGCACAACAGAAATTATCTGAATGGTATAACAAAGTTACAATTACACGAGCACCAACACAAACAACAAAATTAGATATAAAAACGAACCAGGGTATAAAGGTAGATATTTTATATGATAAGTTTTCAAATGTAAATATTGTATGTTCAAACATAAATAATATAAAATATATCACAATTCTTAACAAATATATTAATGTTCTTTTAAATATAACACAAAATCCAGAAAAAATAGATTATGATATGATAAAATCAGTATGCGATTCTTCTATAGAAGAATATGAAGGTGGTATTGATGATGTCGGTCAACCAGTTCAGAAAACACTAAAAACAACACAAACAGATTTAATAACAGCGATGGATGATAATACAGAAGATGAAGAACAATTTATATTAATGGAGGATGATGAGGAAGAAGAAGAGGAACAAGTTGGAGGTAAAACAGATGAGTTAGATATGCGACGTAAGACATTAGACAATAAGTTATATAAAGACGCAGTGGGTTATACAAGAGCGTGTCAAAAAAATAGACAACCTATTATTGTATCAGAAGAAGAGAAGAAGAAAATAGATGAATTATATGGAGATAAATATAAAGGAGATAAAACACTGACATATGGTTCAGAAGAACATAAAAATTATTATTTATGTCCGAGATATTGGTGTATACCTGATAAGATACCTGTAGCGACACCTGAACAGTGTTCTGGTGGTGTTGATAAAGTAATTGAATTTAGTAATTTACATAAATATCCTGGATTTTTATCAAAAGATAATAGAAATGTTAAAAAACATCCATTGGGACTTTGTTACCCTTGTTGTTTTAAAACACCAGTGAAAGAAGAAAGAATTAAAGAATGTGCGGTAGATGTAGATAAAAAAAAGGATGAAGATACAGGAAAAATATTAAAAACTATTTTTACAATTGATACGATTACTAAAAACAATGTATATATCAGTGGTTTTAAATATCCATTGCATATAGGTCATTGGGGAATGGTATCCACATCTATTCAAAAGATATTCCAAACACCGATGAATGATATATTTGTTCCAGGTAAGGGAAATAAACTGAAAAACAAATTTAATTGTTTATTACGTTATGGTGTCGAGAATTCATCTTCACATTCGTTTATCGGTTGTTTATGTTCATTATTTAAGTATATAGATGATGATACATTTGAACTAAAAGTTAGTGTTGATATTAGAAAAAAAGAACATCGTGTTCCAACAATTAAGCAAATGATACAATATCTTAAGAAATATGTCATTACGTTTGATACATTTGTTAAATATAATAGTGGTGTATTAGTTGATTTATTTGAAGATAGTGACAATAAAATAAAAGAAAATTATAATTCCTCACTTGAATTAATTAAGAATAATAAAATATATAAGTATTATATTCATAAGATTGAAGAAAGTGATGAAAATACTGAAGAATTAAGAGATTATTTGAATAAACTTGTATATAGTTATTTACGGTTTTGTAGTTATTTAGATAACAATAATAATATAATTGTTGATTATACCTATTTATGGGAGTTTATTACAACACCACATCATAAACTATTTCCGGATGGTTTAAATCTTGCTATATTAAATATGAGTGTAAGTGATAATACAAATAATGTAGAGATTATATGTCCAAAGATGATTATGAAGGTTAGTCCTTGGGATAAAAATAAAAAAACGCTTGTTATTATAAAAAATGATATCTACTATGAACCTTTATTTTATTATAATCGTAATGTAGATAAAGGTATTCATACTATTTCTAAAGTTTTAGATGGTTCATTAAAACAAAATATTGATGATGGTTTAGAACATATAAGACGTATTATGAATAGTTGTAGAGCGTATAATCCACCGTTACCCCCTACAAGTAATTCATTAAAATATAATATTGAATTATCAGAAGTTGAAAAAATTATTGATGAACTTCCTTCATATAAAATACAAAAACAATTATCAAATTTACAAAATCGCACAATTGCTATTAAAGTTATATTTAATGAAGAACAACATTTTGTAATACCAATATTCCCTTCTAATCCAAGCACAAAATATCCTTTACAATATATTCAAGATAATGAAGATGAATTATGGAGAAGTTATCAAGAAACAAAACAACTTATTACGAAATTATATAATGATTCTAATGAAAGAATACCTTGTAATTTAAAATATAAATGCACGATTGATGATATGATAATTGGTGTTATGACTGAAACTTTACAATTAATACGTATTTATCCAAATATACCTAACTATGAAGATGATTTAGAAGAATATAATATGACACCTATTGGTGGTGATGATATAGACATTGATAAAGAATTAGCGTTATTAACAAACAATACATTAGAAAAAAGAACTCATAACTTTATTAAATTAGAACAACAATTCTTTTCATTATTCCGTAATACTATACGTATAGTATTAAATGATTATAAGTTTATTAGACAACGTAAAAAATTAGAAAATATTATTAGTAGTTCAGAACCATATTTAGATAAATTAGATAAAGTTGAAGTATTGTTAAAGAAGTTGTTAAAAGATAAAATAAAATTTATAGACTTTGAAGAAAATGTAAGAGAGTTTAATAATTTCTATACTTGTTATCATAAAAATAAAAATCAATGTAATAATTTTCCTTTATGTTCTTTGGTTGAAGAAGAGATTACATCTATAACACCAACAAAAACAATTTCATTATTTAAAGAACAAAAAACAGAACTAGAAGGTGATAAAGAACCTGAATCAGACGCTGAAAGTGTTGGAGAGAAAGATGAAGAAGTAGAATTAGAACCTGAAACAGAACCCGAGACAGATGCTGAAAGTGCTGGAGAGAAAGATGAAGAAGTAGTATTAGAAACTGAACAAGAACCTGAAACAGATGCTGAAAGTGTTGGAGAGAAAAAACAAAAAACAGAAGAAGAACCAGAAACAGATTCTGAAAGTGTTGGAGAGAAAGATGAAGAAGTAGAATTAGAAGGTGAAACAGAACCTGAAACAGATGCTGAAAGTGCTGAAGAGAAAGACGAAAAACCCGAAGAAGAACCCGAAACTGATGTTGAAAATGCTGAAGAGAAAGACGAAAAACCCGAAGAAGAACCCGAAACTGATGTTGAAAGTGCTGAAGAGAAAGACGAAAAACCCGAAGAAGAACCCGAGACAGAAGCTGAAAGTGTTGGAGAGAAAGAACAAAAAACAGAAGAAGAACCTGAAACAGAACCCGAGACAGACGCTGAAAGTTCTGGAGAGAAAGACGAACAAATAGAATTAGAAGGTGATACAGAACCTGAAACAGAACCCGAGACAGATGCTGAAAGTGTTGAAGAGAAAGACGAACAAGTAGTATTAGAAGGTGATACAGAACCTGAAAGTGTTGAAGAGAAAGAACAAAAAACAGAAGAAGAACCCGAGACAGATGCTGAAAGTGTTGGAGAGAAAGATGAAGAAGTAGTATTAGAAGGTGATACAGAACCTGAAACAGAACCCGAAACAGATGCTGAAAGTTCTGGAGAGAAAGACGAACAAGTAGAATTAGAAGGTGATACAGAACCCGAGACAGAAACCGAACAAGAAAGTTCAGCAGAGTCACAAGAAGAAGATAGTTATGGTTCAGATGTTTTATCATCACAATCTGGAGGGAATAGTTCAAAAGACGTAAAATATATATGTGCTCTAAAACTTCCTAAAACAAATTTAGTAACTGGTTTAGATAATGAGAGATTATACTATTCATTTATTAGTGATGAAATTGTTCGTAATGGAAGAATAAGACAATATTTATTGTATCCACAAACACAAATGATATTAGAAAATATAGAATATAAAATACATTCTAATGAATTTATTATACAACAATCATTATTAACAACAGAATACTTATCAAAATTAGTAAAAGAAAAACAAAATCCTTACGTTACATCAAATTCTTATTACACATTGAAACCTAAAAATTCATCAAGATATAATAAAAACTATAAACTAAACAATATACCATAAATGATATTATTACAATGTAATAAAAAATATAATAATAATAATTTTTATTACATATCATATAAGTTCATTGATTTTACAAATCAATTGTATATTCATTATCATCTTTAATTGTTGTATTATCTCTGTCACCACCTTTAATAAATGTTCCTGCGATTTGTATATTTTCTATGGAACACATATCTTCACGTTCAACAGGGTCTTTAATATCAAATAGAGTATTTTTATTCAATTCTTTCTTCAATTCTTTATCTCCATATTGTTTCATTTTTTCTATATCAAGAACAAGTTTGAAACTACTTGTTCCCATATATCCTTCTTGACCGGTCATTACACTCGCGGATACTCCACGCATTGTATCCATCTCCGCGTGTCTTGACGCTTTCAAAAACATTTCAGGAGTTTCTTCAAATGATGCTTTAGATAATACACCAATATCATCTTTGTTTATACCATGTCTATAACAAGACACCATTGATGCTGTAGAAGTCATTCTATCAACCAATAAAGATAGATGGTGTGAATTTACATATGTTCCACCAAATTCTAAAACTTCAACAAATTCATTATAAATTGCTTGACGTGTTGCTTCGATACCCAATACATTAAACATCTCCATAATACTATTACTATAACAACGTGTCGTATCAACTTCATCAAGGGACAAAACACCCATTAAATTCGTCCCAACTGTATCTAAAACCCAATATTCACGAGATTGATATTCTCCTGTATCTTCATTCATAACTAATTGATTCTTTACTTGTCTCATATTAACATTATCTATATTCTTTACTCCTTTCAATGCAAGATTTTCAAGAAGATTATATTGAATATTTTTAAGTTCATACAATTTATCTGTTACATCAATGGGTGTATTTTTATCATTTTTAAATATATTCATTGACTGTGTATTATTAAACGCTCTTATTCTCATAACTAAATTATCCGCGTTCATATCACTGAATACACATTCAACCTCATCTTTATACATATGTTTTATAGCATAATGGATATCATCCATTGTAATATTTTTATCAAGTAATTTTTCTTTATTGAATTCTAAACGGATAATCCAATAACTCTTTGTTTCTTCATCTTCTTCTGTTACTTCTACTGCTTCTGTTTCTTTCATCATTTGTTCGAATTCATAAAATTGTGTCATCATTTCACGGTCACGTTCAATTAAACTTTCACTCGGTGTATTTGGATCAAAACATAATGTAACAGTATCCACAATATCCTTAAGTTTTGTATATTCAAGAAGATAACCAATATGCTGTGCTTTTTGTTTATCATATTGGTGTTCAGGTTTTAAGAATACAGTTGTTGCGACTGATTTGGGGTTTTCTGTTAGAGATAGTAATTCTTCAATACGAGGTACACCACGTGTGGCGTTAGATTTACTTGAAATACCTGAATGATGGAATGTATTTAATGTAAGTTGTGTTGTCGGTTCTCCAATAGATTGTGCAGCAACCATACCAACCATCTCTCCAGGTTGGATTAAAGATTTTTTATATTGTAATTTAATTGTNTGTAGAAGAGCAATCAAACCCTGACGATGGAANCGATGTTTCATTAATAATTGTTTTGGAGATAATGAATACCAAAATAAGATTTTAAATAAAGGATTTTCTTGTATATAATACATATTTTCTATTTGTTTCCAAGTATCTTCAATTAATTCAAACGCTTCTGTCAACGTTAAATTAACAAGACTTGACGATGTTAAATAAAGTTGCTCACGAATATTCTCAACAATTCTTTTAATATTTACAACTGTATGTATTGTATCCTGGTCCTCTTGTTTTAAGACATTTTCAATATATTTATGTTTCATGTCTTGTATGTATTGATACATATATTCTATTTTAGAATTATATAAAGGAATGTTAAGACGATTATACGCNTCATTTTCAAATACGACTTTTAACATATCCTTTTTAGATTTTTCAGGAACAAAGTAATGATCCATGAGTTCTTCTAATGATTGATTACTCAAGGGTATTGATTGTTTTTCAATACACATTGAGTCAAAACTATCNTCACCATAATTAAATTGAATAATCTTTCCCTTATTATTTCTTACAGTCATATCATACTCAACCTTTAAATCTTCAAGAGATTTAATTAATCTTCTTTGAATATAACCNGTTTGACTTGTATCACGGACTTGAAGTCCATTCGCAAGACCAAAATTAAATGTGTAAGGAATAGTNAANTCATATAATTTAGAATAATTCTCTCTTGGAACTTCTTCTATTTCTATAATTTTATCAAGAATAACATTATTAACNTTNTTATAATTCGTCTCAATTTGTGACGACATTATTTCTTTCAATTGAATTGATTTTTCTTTATGAATAAGTTGATAACTTAACTCCGTGTTATTATTTAATATAATAACTAATGTATAATCATCTTCTTGTGTATTTGTAATAATTTTACCGAATAATCCAACTCTATTTAATAAGTAATTAATATCTTCGAGCAAAATCTTACTTTTAGAATTACATTCTATCGTTTTATTTAAAATATTTCCACATCCTGAAATATAACCATTTAAAAATCCTTGAACGAATTGTTGTGGAGCATTGTAAAAACTATCTAACAACTTAAATTTAGATGTCATATAATTAAACATATTTGTTATACCCATCACGTTGTTTCCATATACGATGTAATCAATACCTCTATCTGAAAACCATTTTGTAATAAACTTACGTACATCCTTATGTTCATAATTCATAATCACACACCCTGGTGTTTCCTCTGTATTTGAATAATATAATCCCATAAACAAACCATTATTATAATTAAGCTTAAATAATTCATCATTTAACATAATTATATTACATAACTCTTTTGGTTCAGGTGTTTCAATTGATGTTGGAACATAATCACCTACACTTATTTCGTGTGTAAGAGTTTCAATAAATTCTTTCTGATTATCCTTCCATATCAATAACGATTTACTATCAGCAACAATCACTTCACGACCACTTTCAGTAATGACTTTATATACACGTTCAGTTGGGTCATGACGTGTTACAGATACAATTTGTCTTAATTCCATCTTTCCATTTGGTTCCATAGATTGAACGTATACTTTTCTAAAATGAGGAATATGTAAAAGTTCCATATTATATTCATCTTGATATTCGATCTGTGACTTATACATTTCCATTAAATAATCAATCCATACACCAATTTGTACACGACTTTGTTTCGAACCTTCAATAATGAATATTTCTGTTTCTTTTGAAACAGATTTAACAGCTGTATCAATTAAACCTACACGTCCACCCATCGCATGAAAGAACATCTCTTGAGGATTTAAACCTTGAAGAAATGAACTTTCAACGAAACCACGTGCTTGTGGTGAATCATCATATTTAGTAAAATGGGGTAGTGTTCTATAATCAAATCCATAAGGAATACGTTTTCCATCTACATTTTGTTGTCCTAAACAACTAATCATCTGTGCAATATTAATATTACTTCCTTTTGAACCTGCATTCACCATAATTACAAAACGATTATCTTGACTTAATGATTTTTGTCCAATATTTCCAGCGTCTTCACGTGCTTTGTTTAGAATTGAATTCACATCACTCTCAAACTTTTCTTGTGTTGTCTTACCTGTTTTATTTTCAAATGAATTCAATAAAACTTGTTGAATAAGTTCGTCAACATCTTTTATTTTTGTTTTTATAGATGATGTAATTCTTTCATTCGTTTTAGGGTCAGCAATTAAATCACTAATACCTACACTATAACCAATCTTTTTCATATATTCCGTAATAATATACTGAATATCATCAATAAATTGAGATCCTGCTTTATGACCGTAATCATTTACAATTCTTTGTATCAACCCTTTTGAATTTGATTTCAATATCTTTTTATCCATTTGTCCACTAATATATCTACCACGCTGAATGTAAAAATTATCTTTCATAGTCATTGTAAGTGGTGGTAAGATTTCACTTAAAAGTTGGAATGAAGAATATAACGCATCCTTATTTTCAAACAATATGGGTTCATATTTATGATAAAAACGCCCTATTAAATTCATTAATTCACGAGTATGAAATTGGACATGTGGACGAGTAATTAAATACGCACCCAGAAGTGAGTCTTGGAATAAACTCATTATAGATGAATGATTTGCTGGACTTATCATATGATTTGAAGTTAACGCAAGATGTTTTAATTCTACACGTGCTTCTTCATCTTGTGGCATATGCATATTCATTTCATCACCATCAAAATCTGCGTTAAACGCAGCAGTACACGCCAAGTTCATACGAAATGTATCACCCTTTTCAAGAACTTTAGCGTAAAAACATAACATACTCATACGATGTAGTGTAGGTTGTCTATTAAATAATACAGGGTCTCCATCAATAACATGTCTATGAATAATATCACCTTCTTCAATTACAATACTCTCTCTATCAATATATTTCAATGATATACTATCACCTGAAGATTTTTCAAGTATTTTAGCTCCTGGATATACTTCAGGACCATTTTTAACCAACTTTTTAAGGAATGACATATTTCGTTTGTTTACAACAACCGGATATGTAATATTCATTGCAACTTTCATAGGAACTCCTAACTCTTTCATGGTTAAATTAGGGTCAGGAGAGATTACACTTCTTGCTGAAAAATCTACACGTTTACCCATCAAATTTCCACGAACACGACCAGACTTACCATTTAATCTTTCAACAATTGATTTAAATGTTCTTCCTGAACGTTGAGAAATGGGTGCCATATTTGGTGTGTTATTATTGACAAGTGTCGCAACATGATACTGCAATACTTCAGTCCAATCATCCAAAATTTTACCAGATGACTGATTTTGTTGTATCAAGTCAGTAAGTTTTTTATTCGTTTTCAAAATATTCATCAAAATATGTGTTAAATCATCTTCACTACGTTGTTGTGAATCATGTTTTACAGATGGACGTACAGCAGGTGGTGGAACTGCCAAAACTTGACATATCATCCACTCTGGACGTGAAAATTTAGGAGAAAATCCCATAAATGTGATGTCTTCATCCGTAATCTTTTTAAGGATTGTTAGAGCAATATCCGCACTAATTTTTACAACAGGTTTTTCAGGTTCATCTCCAAGTTTCTTCCATTCCGCAATAATTGTATCAAAACGTGGTCGTGTAATTGATGATGGTTGAACACAACCACAACCATTTTTATTGTCGGAACCACACATTTTTATATGACTTGCTACGTGAAACACGGTATCCCATCGTTTCACCGGGTCAAGGTTTAATACATAAGAATATTTATCTTTATCAATTAGTAAACGACTACATTTAAAACATACACATCTCAATATTTTCATAATATGTTTTACGTGTTGAATGTAATATACAGGTCTTGCTAATTCAATATGTCCAAAATATCCAGGTGTATCTATATAATTATGATGATCGGTTGGACATATCATACGTGGTTCTAAAACACCCATTCGTGGATCAAATAAACCACCAATTGCTGGTTTGTTATTTACATAATTTTCTGTTGATGTAACTTCTACAACAGAAGAACGACGAATTTCATCTGCTGAAAGCATACTAAATTGAATTCCAATAATTTTTGAAGGTGTCATTTCTTTCATTTTTTATATGATATATATAATGTTTATACTATCTTTATATAAATTAATTTATTCAATTTTTTTCAAATAATAAAAAATTGAATTTTAAAGATTGCGCAGATTGATTAAGCACCAAAGAAATTATGTCGATGAAAGATACACATAATAAGAAATATAATAAGCGCGTAAAGGATGAGAGTAGTGATGACGAAGATTATGAACCATCTACATCATCTGAAACTGAAGAGGAAGAAGAACAAACAATATCTAAAAAAGACCAAAGAATAAAGAAATTAAAAAATATATTCCTCCTTCTTTCAAATAATGAAGATGATGAAGAAGAAGAAGATGACGAAACATCAAGCGAAGACGAAGAAGATATTGAAGAAGAATATATAGAACAAAAAGAATTTAATACGAACCTTAAAGATATGGTTGAAATGTATAAAAAATATCGTAGTAAGAAGAACCCAAGATATCTTAAAATGATTGAACGAAAATTAGAAAAGGAACAAGAGAAATTTAAAGAAATTGAAGATAAATATAATGAAAAACAACAAAAGAAGTTATGTAAAGAATTCAAGACTATTTTTAAAAATAAAATTAAAACTGAAGAAGATGATATATCATATTTTAATTCTTTAACAAATGAAGAACAAAAACTATGTAATGAACAACTGAACTTTATATTCAATCCTAACGATTGTAAACAATATCTAACAATATCTAACAATGTTGATGATGTATTAGAACATCTTACAACAGAATTGAATAAAGTATCAAAACATAAAGAAGAACAAATCTTTGAAGGTAAAATTTATCATCGTAGTCCTATTCTATTTAGAATTCTTAAATCTCACGTTCCATATCACATTAAACAAAAAATGATAAAGGATTACGAAGTCCTCTCTAATATGAGTGATGATAGTAGTAATGAATATCATAAAAGAGAACAATATCTTAAAACACTTTTAAAAATACCGTTTGGTCGTTATAAACAACTTCCAGTCCAATTTAATGGGAGTAATCATAATGAATGTTCAGAATTTATTAAGAAAGCATACAAACATTTAGATACTGTTGTATATGGTATGGAACACGTAAAGACACAAATTATGCAAATTATCGGTCAGTGGTTAGTGAACCCTTCATCTGTAAGTTCAGCGATTGCGTTGAAAGGACCACCTGGAACAGGTAAAACATCGATTATTAAAGAAGGTATTAGTAAGGTATTAAAAAGACCTTTTGCGTTCATACCTCTTGGTGGTGTATCAGATGGATGTTTTCTGGATGGACATTCATATACATATGATGGTAGTCGATGGGGAAAAATCGTGGATACGCTTACAACAATTGATTGTATGAACCCTGTGTTCTATTTTGATGAATTAGATAAAATTAGTGATACACCAAAGGGTGATGAAATAAATGGTATTTTAACACACTTAACAGATACGACACAAAACTCTCAATTTAGTGATAAGTATTTTAGTGATATTGAATTCAATTTAAGTAAGTCCTTGTTTATATTTAGTTATAATGATGAACACCGTATTAATCCAATTCTAAAAGACCGTTTATATATTATTGAAACAAAAGGATATACTGAAAAAGAAAAGATTGAAATTACAAAGAAACATTTAATCCCTCATTTTGAAAATATATTCAATAATCTAAAACTTAATTTTGATAATGATGATGTGATACAATATATTATACGTCAATATACAAATTCAGAAGAAGGTGTGAGAGAATTGAAACGATGTATTGAAAAGATTTATAGTAAAATGAACTTATATTATCTCGGTCAAACACATATTCTTAACACAAAACATAAAATTACATTCCCGCTATCTCTTAAACAAGAACATATCAATCAACTTCTTCATAATACTTCGTCATCAACAAATAAATCATATAAAATGATGTATATGTAAGATTACGCTGACCTAAAAAAAATTCAAGACAAAAATAAATTATTATTTATAACAATATTCAATCAAAATTTTTATTTTCGCTAGGTTTATTATAAAAGTTATGATAAAAGATTTATTTTGGATTAGTGTAATATTACTCGGTATTGATAGTATATATCTAACACTTACAACACCACATTTTCGTAAAGTTGTTAAACAAATACAAAAATCACCATTAACTATTGATTATGGTGGTGCGTTTCTTTCATATATTTTTTTAATTATTGGGTATTATTACTTCATACACCGAAATAAAAATGCAACATTAATAGACGCTATGATACTTGGATGGGTTATATACGCGGTCTTTGATGGAACAAATAAAGCGATGTTCAATAATTATACGTGGTTAACAGTATTGATGGACGCCGTATGGGGTGGGTTGTTATTTGGTTTAGTTTATTCTGTATATAATACAATACACAAATTATGAAAATAGGGTTATTCTTATTTAGAAGAGATTTACGTGTTTATGATAATATTGGATTACACCATTGTTTAAAAGAATGTGATGTTGTTTATCCAATGTTTATTTTTAATCCACAACAAGTCGAACATAACCCTTATAAATCACAAAGAAGTATTCAATGTATGATTGAAAGTTTAGAAGATTTAAATCAACAATTAAATAATAAGTTAATTATTGAGTATGGACAAAATATTAAACAAATCCTTAAAAAGTATGACTTCACAACTTTATATTTTAACAAAGATTATACACCATATTCAATAAAACGTGATACTGATTTATGTAATACATTTAATGTTCAATCATATGACGACTTATATTTATTACCTATATCAAAGTTAGAAAAACCTTATTTAAAATTTACACCATTTTATAACTATTATTTAAAAAAAATACAATTAACAGAACAAACTTCAAAAACACTTATGAAAAAGATTAAAACTTTAAATAATTCATTATCTCTCGAGACCATAAGAAATAAACTTGTTGACACATATATACATTCTATTTTAAAAGGGGGTCGTAATGAAGGACTGAAATTATTAAAAGATATGAAACAAAATGCTTCAACATATGAAAATAATCGTAATGATTTGACAAAATCAACATCAAAACTTTCTGTATATTTAAAATATGGATGTTTATCTCCACGTGAAGTATATAATTGTATAGAAAATACAGATTTTCGTCGTCAATTATTATGGAGAGATTTTTACGCACATATCACTTATACAAATCCAAAAGTATTACAAGGACAAATAAAAGATAAAAATCAACCATTAAAAGATAAATATAGTTCTATACATTGGAACCGCAAATATTTTAAATATTGGTGTCAAGGTGAAACAGGATTTCCGATTGTTGATGCTTGTATGAGACAACTCAATAATGAAGGGTATATTCATAATCGTGGAAGACTAATTGTTTCAAGTTTTCTTGTAAAAGTTCTTGGAATTGATTGGAGAGAAGGAGAACGTTATTTCGCACAACAATTATTAGATTATGACCCGATGAGTAATAATGGTAATTGGCAATGGGTCGCAGGAACAGGAGCGGACTCACAACCTTATTTTCGTATTTTTAATCCATGGTTACAAAGTGAAAAACATGACCCTGAAGCAATATTTATAAAAACATGGATACCAGAATTACATAATATTGAACCGAAGTATATACACGAATGGTATAACCACTATGATACGAGTATATACAAAAAACCAATAGTAAATTATAAAGAACAAAAAAAAGAAGTTATAAAAAAATATAAATCATTATTTACGTAATATATAAATATATTGATATTCATAACCACAATGTTTTAAATCAACTTTTCCTAAAATACTAAATCCACACTCACTCGCCAAATTTAAAATTTGTTTTTGAGGCATCATATAAAGAATATGTTTATTTTTTCTTATATGTTGTGAACGTTCATCAATCATTGTTTCATTAAATTCACAGGTATTATTATCTTTCATATCAAATGAAGATTTATATGTCATATCATCAAATTTTACGTGTGATTTTGTCATTCTTTCTTTATAATATTTCTGTGGTGATATCATCCATAAAGGATTGGCAGGATTTACGATTGGGTCGAACTTATATTTATTTACTAAATGTATTATCAATGCTCCATCTTTCTGTAAAAAATCATAACAATTTTCAAAGAACCTTGATTTATTTTCAATACAATATAAACTAAATTGAAGAGCGAATATATGTGTAAATGTTTCAGGTTCAAATTGATAATTATCTAATATATCACCATGAACCCATTCTATATCTCTCTTTTTCAAATATTTATATTCTTCTCTCTGTGCATATTTTATCATAGCTTTGGATTGGTCTAAACCAACACATTTACATTTAGGAATACTATGTTTTAAATGTATTAAATGACCACCGACACCACAACCAACATCAAGAACAACCGAATGTTTATCTATATTAGAGATAGACGCAATTTCATTTAATTCATAATTTATTTTTTTAGGGTCTTCCATAATCACTTGATAAATCGGAGCGTAAAATGTATCGTATACATCATTACCTTTCTTTAATAAAAATTTTTCTTTTTGTTTAAAACCTTCTGATTTTATGTCGTTAGATGTTGAATACTGACGTACTAATAGATTTATCATTAATAAAAGTGCTAATAATATTAATCCTAGTTTAAGTATGTCGAAACGTTCCATATTGTTATATATATATATTAAAAAAATATGAAAGAATACGTAACTATACAAGAAACTTCATACATCTTTCAAAAATGTGATTCAAGCAATAACCCAATCAATAGATACACCACAACAACATATACCGGTTATAAAAAAACACACGTATTAAAAGAATTAGAAAAATCTATTCTTAATGAACAAATAGAACCTGCACTTTATTGGTGTGCTGAACTCGTATGTAGTGAACTATTTTTAGATTTATGGAATATATTGATACATATTTTAGGAAAACACATTTCATTAGGAAATCCGAAACTAGCATTCTTAATGGAACAACGGTTTATACAATTTCGTGAATGGATACGAACACAACATATATTACGTAATCATCTCTTAACACGAGAATTATTTGCCGAAATTGTATCTATTTTTGTATTTTCACAGAAACGTTCTCCACTTATATCACAAAAAATTACAAAAGAAGATATTGAATATTCTAATTTATCACTTAAATTAAAAGCAAAAGATACAAATGAATTTGATACATTTTTTGATAAAAAAGATGATGCTTTAGAATTATATATTCCTTTAAATGAATGGTTTAACGCTTTATTTATAGAAAAAAATCCACATCTTGCTTGTTATTGGATTGATTGGTTATTATTTTATGAACAACAATGTAGTCGTAAAAAACAAATTATTAAAATGAAAAAAAGAAAACAAAACTATATTCAAGAAAAATATAGTTATGATTTTATATGGTTTATATGGGATTGTATTTTAAAAAAAACAAGTGGAAAACAAAAAAAAATTGTGAACTCGTTGCTTACATTATTTCAAATTCATTATACAACACCAATGAAACGTAAACGTAAATATATTCTTTACTTTGCTTGCTTATTTCTATATCAACCCACTATAGATACTCCTTTATGTCCCCTTTCTGTTTCTCCACTTGTTTCAAAAATATACAAAGTTTATGAAAAAATACAAAAACAACAACCTGAACATTCAATAATAAAATACAAAAATAACGATAAATTAAATTATTTATTTATGAATATAATATAAAAATATATTATTTATGGTAGACCACGTATTTATTCTTTTATATAATGAAGATAAGAAAGAAGAAATAAAAAAATATTTTATAGAACAAATTAGTGAAGAAATTATTACATTTGTAAACGTTCCAAATACAGATGATGAAATAAAAGAACAATTTAATACGGATATAGAAACAATTAAAAAAAAGGATTTTACAACAGAACAAATCTCAAAATATGAAACTGTAATAAAATCTATATTCAAAAGTGATAATATAGAAAATTATAAAACCTTTTTAATTTTAGATGAAACATATGAACTTTTAAAACCTTGGAATGAAATTGTTGAATATATAAAACCACATTTAAATAATAAAGATTGGAATGCTCTTTCATTAGAATTTGGTTCTACAAATAATACAAATGATTTATGTTCTATTACAAAAAAAACAGCACGTGTAACAGGAACAGTTTATAAAACAGATATTATAAATGAAAAAATAAAGAATAGAAAAATACCAATGAAATATGATATTGATTATTTTATAAGAACACGTATATATTTAAAATTTCTCTCTACGTGTCAAAAACTTGTTAAAAGTTCTTCTTATAAAAATCCACCAAAAACAAACAAATCCGCTCCAAAAACAATAAGAAAAGAATTAAAATCAAAATATATTGAAGGTGATATTTTACAACTACCTATGGTAAAAACAATTGTTGTATCCGTAGATATCCATAGTAATAAACCAGATGATTTTATAGATGAAATTATGACAATGTATCCTAACACAAATTTTTATAATAATGAAGATGTAAAACCAACTATAGGAGAACCTTTGTATATGGATACAGATAAGGGAAGAACTATTATTTGGACGTTTTATGATTCTAAAAAAGAACCTTCAACACAGACAAATCAACTACGAAAATCTTTAAAAAAAATTGTAGAACAAGGAACATATGACACATTAACATTTTCTTATGGTTATGGTAATCGTAGTGAATGGAACACAATGAAAAGAATTATTGATAAATTAAATATAAAAACGCATATTATAAAATCACCAAACGTCAGATTATATGACGGTGATAAATCAAAATATGAAAATCTAGGATTAAAACTCGTTACACAAGAAAAGAAAACACAACCAACTATGGATTTATCAAGACCACAATCTAAAGATAGAAATTTATTGCATCGTGATAAAGGTTATGGATTATATATGAAACAATTATTGACACGAAAAATTACACTACCAATACAATCAATTGGTAGTAATCAACAAACAATTATTGAAACATATTTAAAACGTACAATTGAAGGACGATGTATTCCAGAAGGATTTGTACGTCCAAACTCTATACGTATTGTTCGTATAACATATCCCATTTTATCTGGAACAAATGTTATTATACACGTTATATTTACAGCACTTATATGTAATCCTGTTGCAAACATTGAGTTTAAAGGTGTTATTACAAATAAAACAAAAGCGGGATTAATTGTTCGTTCACGTGAAGATATATCACCTATTATTGTATTCCTTGCTCGTGACCATCACTATAAAAATAGAAGATTTAATCGTATGAACGTGGGTGATACTGTAAATGTTCGTATTATTGGTAGACGTTTTGAAATAGGTGATACTTATATTTATTGTATTGGTGTAATGTCTGATTATCGTTCACGACAAGAAGAAATGACTTCTCTCCGTGACATACCGGTTCAGTATAAGAAACCTTCATTTAAACCATCTTCAACAAACGCGGCTGTATGGTTAGTTATGAAAGATGAAAAGTATATTGCTGGTGCGTTAGCGTCTTGTTGGAGTTGGAAAGCATCGGG